TGCTTTAATGCTCGAACATCAGCGTTTGGTTGTTTATTTAAAATGCTATGCTTACAAACTTGATAAGCAATATCTTCTCTTGGATCGTAACCTACAAATACTTTCATTAGTCTCTTCTTTCAATATCGTCTTCGGTGAGCTCATTACCTAGCCACACTTCTATTACTTTTGCACTCTTAGTATCTAAATTCACAGCCTTATGCCAATAGCCTGTTGGAATGTCTATACTGTCTCCAGGAGTTAATAATGTAGTAGTTTGATGACCGGACTTGTCTTCTAAGAACATATTAATCACACCATCGACTACATGCCAATGTTCGCTGCGTTTAAAGTGTCTTTGATCGCTTAGTGCATGTCCTTCATAAAACTCAAGTTGTTTTGCTTGCCAACCTTCGCCTTTATCTAACACAGTGTATTTGCCCCAAGCACGTTCAGTAGTAGGCTGACTCCACTCTTTGAGTATCCAGCTACTTGAATTCTTTTTATCTTCGCCACCTACACCAAACGCAAATTCAACTTGCGGATGATCTCCATATGTTGTATATTCAGGTGTTGTAGTATTAGTTCTGTCGCCGCCGTTTGCAAAAATAACTTTGCTTGAGTTAATCGACATAGTTTGGAATATTGCACCGCAAGCACTATTGTCATTATCATCAAATCCGATAACTTGATCAACACACGCAAGTTCTTTAATAATAGCACAACGTTCTTCAAAAGACATAAATGGTCTGCCCTTCTTGCGTGTAAGCCATTCGTCACTATTGACTCCAACAACTAAGCGATCGCCAAGTTCTCGTGCTGCTTTAAAATATGCTATGTGCCCTGAGTGTAAGGGATCAAAGCCTCCGGTAACTAATACTACTTTGTTCATGCAGATATTTATCTACGCACATAACTAGTCTAGCATGTTTAAGAATCTACTGTAGAAATTATTGTTTAACTCTCTACATTCATCTAAAAACCCATCAGCAATATAACTAGGACTGCTAGTATTATTCCACGACGAAATATGTTCTGCAAAGCTAGGCTTGTATTTCATATGATCAAACTTTACACTCCAGCTAATAACTCGTACATCTCTTCCTAAAAGTTGTCCCCAGTAAGCACCATGATAACTATCTGTAATAATAGTTTTTCCAGTACCTAAAAAATCTATAACTTTTTCAAAATCTTTTTCATTATTCTTCATATGAATATCACCATCACTATATTCATACTTGCTTTTGTAAGCATGTGTAAAATATACGTAATCATGTTTTATATCATGTGTTTTGTCAAATGCAGTATGCATACAGCTTACACAAGGCAAATAGGTATTAAGATGACCTGGAATATAATCTCTTATACCTGTTAATGTTACTCTGTTTAACCAACTAGGATAATATACATCTCCGCCTTGCTTTGTAACATGCTTCCTTCCAAAGTTATGACCCACTGCCCATAATACACTATTTTTTGGGGCTTTATCCAATAAACGTTGTATATGTAATTGAAACTTTTTATGTATTAATCCGCCGCCGCCGACAATAATAGTTTGGTCTTTTATCGGAAATTGATTATGCATTAGCTCGCCGCTAGTAAGATTTTCAAAATTAAAATATCTACTAGGATTGCAAAAGTAATCTCCTACATTATTTTCTACTTTGCGATGTACTTCGTATATCATTTGTATTTGTATATTTCTTTCTTTAAGTCATTTGTGAAATGAAGTATATATGCATCGCCCTTTAATAAAGGAGAAGTACAGTTCCACAGTTTTGGTATCTCGTAAAAAATATCTTGATTTGATTTTTCGTATTCGTCTTTAAGCCAAATTATATGTCCGTTTTCACCTTCAGTAGTTACAAAGTAACCTTTACCTTTAGGTATTCTTAACTTTAATTTTTCTTTTAGATCTTTAACAAATGTTCGACTTTCGTCGTTGTTTTTAAAGTATATAAATCCGCTGTTAAGTCTTCCTGACTTGCCGTTAGCATAATAGATACTTTTATTATTTAAAAAAACATTAAATTCAGGACAGTTATCTTTTATATAACAGTCACCGTCAATTAAACAAACATCATCAGTTGTATGATTTAGAAAATATTCTAATTCATCTATCTTTGCTCGCTTCCAGTTTCTCGATTCTTTTGTACCGCTAATCAATTTGTATGTGTAACTACGTTTGTTACAATATTCTTTTTGACTATTAATACACGGTTTATATTTTTCAATATAATCGTCTGATGCTGAACACAATAATATCATTTACGCACATGTCTTAGTTTAGTAAGATCTTTAACAACATTTGAAAACATTGTTTTACTATAAACATCTTCGACAACACGATCGACATCATGTACAAAAACATTTGTAGTATCTGTAGAAAAAGACCAAGCAGTAAAAATACTCTGCATTCTACCAGGTTTTTTATCAGTAGTACCTAGCGGTGCATCTACAAAAATGCAATCCCATTTAGTCTGAGTTACTTCGTCCGGTAAGTCCATTGTTAAATTACTAAAGTTTCCGTTATGCCACTCTTCTAATAAATCTTTATGATATGCTCGCTTTGTAGTATAAGTTACTTTAATAACATCAGTATCAGCCGGATCTATCCATCTTTTATTGTTTTCTAAAAATAAAGTTTTTCCGTTTCGATTAGCATATTTCCATAACGGCGTATCATGCCCTGTACCAAAAACTAGAAAGTTTTTATCACCTAAAAAATTTGCAATATATCTATATTCTTCAGCAGTCATTTGACCGTGATTAGATTTTTCCATTTTTTCTGCAAGTAATGTTTCAAAAGTGTTATCTAGCATAGGCCTTTTACTCTTGTTAAAATTTCTTCGTTTTTTTCTGCTGTTTTTGTAATTAGGTAAGAAGGAAAACGTTCTTGAGTTACTACTGTAAGATAGTAATTGTTTTCTTTAACAAAATCATTTACACTTTCTACCACACCCCAGTCTGGACGCTTACGCCATGCTGGTCGATAGTCGTGTCCCAAAATCATGCCGTCGTCTTTAATTAAATTTTTAATTGCTTGTAAATCTTTCATACATCCGTTGTATGTATGGTCACCGTCGATGTATGCCCAGTCTAAGGTTTTTTCTTCGCAATGATTGGGAAAATTATATGTCATATCTCTAACAAACTGAACATTGTAATCTTTAAACTCAGCTTGAATATCTCTATATCTTTCATCCCAAGTTTCTTGATCTGTAAAATATGTTCCTTGTACATTCGTTGCAATAGGTCCCCAAAGATCTACACAATAATGCAATGTAGGTTTAGCAGTATCTAATATAAGTTTGCTAAATTTACCTCTACCTACACCTAATTCAGCACATGTACTATTTGCAGGCATAAGTTCTAATAATTGTTCTCTTAATACGTTAAACCGTGGCATCTTAATCCTTTATAATGTTGCATCTTCCATTCCTGCAACTCTTAACTTTACTACATTAGTTATCTGCCATTGTTTTTGATCAAGTGCTTTTAAGACTCCTAACCATTTATTACGCATAAGAGCAAACTCGTTAATGATTTTTTCGTAATCAACAACGTCTGCTTCACCATCGACATATTTTTCTACATCGCGACTAGACAGAGCTCGTTGATAATTTTCAAGATATTTCTTAAAGAACGAACTGCGCAATCTACGCAGTTCGATATTTAAGTAGTTTAGGATTGCTTCAATTTCTTGTAGCTGATTGAAACGGTATTCGACAATGCCGGGCATTTCTGCTGCTGCCTTTTCGACATTACCAACTAGCTTACACTCATTGCGAGCAACAGCTAGTTCAGTTTCAAAGTATTGTATAGCAGCCGGAATTTGATTAATATCTCGACTTACATTACTATACCAACCCATTATTCATCCCATTCTTCTTCTTCATCAAGATCGCCATCTGCATCAATATCTAGATAATACGATACAGCATTATCTAGGTCATTATCAGTTCCGATGACTTCTTTTAAAGTATCGTCACCGATTCCGTAGTCGGCAAGTAAATCTATATATTTTTCTGCTACAAGCTCAATTTGCTTTTTATCGCAATACTCTTTAAACATCATCCAAATATCGGCAACCTGTTCTTCATTCATTGTTTGTTAATCCTCAATAGTATTTTCTTCGGTATTTACCAAACTAGCATCTAATTCAGCTAATTCTGCTTCTCTTGCTAGACGATCAGCTTCTGCTTCATCGGCTGCAACTTGTGCTTCCTTAGCTGGCAAATCTGCCATAACTTTATCGAGTAGTTCGCCAGTCCAACGTTTGCGGAATTCTAAGATAGGTTCGCCAGTACTCATAACATACTCGTAACGATTGCCTTTCTTTTCTAGCAAGCCTTTTGCATCCATTAAATCAAACATACCCGAATACGGATCCATGCCTGTTTCGTATGGAATCTCAACTTGCACACTTTCGAAAGGTTTATTGTAGCGTGTTTTCATAACCTTACACGCTGCTCTAATACCATGTACTTGAGATGTTTTGTTGCCGTCTGCATCTACTTTAAGTTTAAGTTTCTTCATAGCAACAACCATTGAACTTGCATACACAAAGCCTGAACCTCCTGAGATCTTGTCATCTGGATCAAACATATCTTGCGATGCATATGTGTGATTAGTTACACACATACCTACATTGTAACTACCAAACATATTCACACAGTTAGTTACAAGTGCTTTAAGTGCTTTTGCCTTACGACCAAAGTCACCTTTCATATCACCCTTTTGGAACTGGTCCATTTCAGTTGGTGACATAAGCATACCAAGCGAGTCAACTACAAACAATACTTTTGGACGATCTTCTTCGGCCATTTGTTTGTAGTCTTCCATAAACGTACTAACAGTTTTAGCAACGTCATCAATCATTGCCATGTTTAGTTTAAGAAGTTTACTTTCGTCTGTGTCTACTTGCAATGCTTGTAGCCAAGTTTCATCAAGTGCGTTTTCACTGTCAATAAGAACAACAAAAATACCTTGTTCTTGTGCATAACGTACAATGTTGCCTGATACAATATAAGATTTACCTGCACCAGATTCGCCAGCAAACACTGACACCTTACCTAGGGGAATACCTTTTTGAAAGTCTCCACTTAGCAAGTAATTGAGTGCAAAGTTTCCTGTTGAGATCCAGTCAGTAGGATCGTTAAAACCTGCGCTCATACCCGTAATAGATTTTGTCAACGAATTACGGAACTTCGTTGGATCGAATGATTTAGCCATATTTTCTCCTAAAAAAGCTGTGATTAAAAGGGTTGCCTATTTAATAAAGCAACCCTTTTCAGTTGCTATTTAATAAAGCAACCCTTTTCAGTTGCTCTTAT